AGAAACTGTACCTACAATCACTATGATGCCCAGTAGAACACCATCCTGAGGGGGTAGTAAGTTGTCTTTCAGGCGTTGGAATCGGCCAATCATCTTCTATCTTCCTTTTCTTTTTAGGCATTACGCGCCCTTGGCAGGAGTCGAACCTGCGACCAACGGATTAGAAGTCCGACGCTCTATCCTCTGAGCTACAAGGGCAAGTGTCATTATATAGTTTCTGTTAGATCTCTAGCAACTTCTAATTTAATATGTGTTGTTGTAATATTGCGTTGTGCAACATGAAGGGTGTCTTGAAGAAAAGATCCTGCTTTTGCCATATTCATAGCATTATCAATGTGGTCATATACCTCATTGAGTTTTTCTAGGGCGGTAATTACTTCGTAATATATTTCTTTATCCATCCCCTACTTCTTTCTTGTGTCGGTGGAGTAAAATCCTTTACCCTTGAATTGTACTCCAACAGCATTATATATTTTATTGAAATTAATGCTATCGCATGTGGGGCAATGTGTCAAGGTGTTTTCAGTTATAGATTGATATATTTCTTGTACCCCGCATTTATTGCAGGAATATGTATATGTTGGCATATCTCCTCCTGAGCCTCAAAACAGATTTGAACTGTTGACCGCTCGCTTACAAGGCGAGTGCTCTACCCCTGAGCTATTGAGGCGAACGGGGAGACAGCGGGGATGGGTGGTGGGTGGAGTCGCTGCCTCCCCTAGCTGGCGTGGTAGGATTCGAACCTACAACCCATCGGTTAACAGCCGATTGCGCTGCCATTGCGCCACACGCCAAGGTCTTACGACCTATGCACTTGACTGGGACTTTTCGTTTATAAATTCTCTTTCATCTACAATTTCGTATGCCCAATTATACAGGGCTTCCTCATGCTTTGTAAAGTCATGACCACAAAATAATAGACTTCCTTCTATACCCTTTGCTTCCACCCAAGCCTGGGCATTGCAACGATCACACCTATCTTGTATACTGAGTGTCCGAGTTTTTTGTTCTTCCATAGTTTTCATTACTACTCCCATCCATATTTAACAGCGGCCTGCAATAAATATATTTTACCATCATTGCGATATTGAGTCAACATAAAACATTGTGATAAAATAGTTATATACTATTTTTTTAGGGGAGAACACAATTAAATATGGGACCAGATACGCCACAAATAGATGACTTAATCATCATGCTAGGTCAAATATCTGCCGCCTTAATTGCCATTTCTGGTGCTGGTGCAATTGCATATAAATTATTTTTTAAGAAATTAGCAGATAAGTTAGAAAAAATAAATCAAGAACTTCATCCTAACGGTGGGTCTTCTATGAGAGATGCAGTCAATAGAATTGAGAAAGCTCAAGAAGAAATTAAAGAAGATGCTAAGAACATCAGGGAAAAAGTAGACGACCATATTCAATGGCACCTTGATAACTAATGTTATAATTTAAATAGAAAAATTTTAACTAGGAGTGCCAAATGACCCCAGGCAAGCTAAAACTTTTGTGTCCTCAAGGAAGCACGTTTTCAAGAACACTCACATATAAGGTTGATAGCACTCCCGTAGATCTTACTGGATATGAGGCAAGACTGCAAGTTCGTGAGTATCACTATTCAGACGATTTTGTAATAAGCTTAACAGACACTTCTGGAATAACCCTGGGCGGCAGCGCAGGAACAATTGATGTTTTAGTTGATGCAACAACAACAACAGAGCTAGTTCCAGGGGACTATGTGTATGACCTTGAATTAATTGCGAGTGGGACCGTGACTAGGCTCATTGAAGGCCAATTTGTTGTAACTCCAGAGGTGACTAGGTAGTGGCAAACGTTTCTGTCGAAATTGTAGAAAATATTGCATCCGTTCAAACGACAGACGATAAAATTACTGTCGAACTAGGAACTTCTGGCCCACAGGGACCAAAGGGCGAAAGCGGAGAAGTTTTATACACTGACCTTTCTTATGTTCATAATCAAACCGTTGCTTCCGATACCTGGACAATTACACATGGACTTCAATTTATACCAAGCATAACTGTAGTAGATTCAGCTGGAACAGTTGTTGAGGGGTCATACAACTATCCAGATGCAGATACTGTGGTTGCAAGCTTTTCGGGGGCTTTCTCTGGAAAGGCATATTTATCATGAAAGAAGGGAAGCGATAAAAAATGGCAAGGAAATTTTTAACTCCTATAGATTTGAATAAACTAGAGTTGCAAAATGCATCCATTCAAAATCTAGCCACCGATCCATCAAGCCCCGTAACAGGTCAAATTTATTACAATACTATTGATTCAAAACTAAAGGTTCATAACGGATCTTCCTGGACTACAGTCGGGAATACACAACAAGAAATAGAAGACTATGTAGATGGTCTAATTGCGGCAGGGGGTGGAATATCTGTTTTATATGATGATGGTGGAAATACCCTTACCATAGCCAACACAGGTGTTACCAGCCTTACTGGAACATCTGGTGAAATTGACGTTTCTGCATCTGCAGGCGCAGTTACACTCAGTCTGCCAACAACAGTGAGTGCAGATATTTCAGGAAATGCTGCAACAGCAACATCTTTGGAAACTGCAAGAACAATTGCAATTGTTGGAGACGCATCAGCATCGGCTAGTTTTGATGGTACTGGTGACATTTCACTCAGCCTAACGATTGATTCTGAATCCGCAATTTCATCTATTACTGGAACTGCAAACGAAATTGATGTTTCTGCCTCAGTAGGCGCAGTTACTATTAGTTTGCCAAGTACCATTTCAGCCGATCTAGATGGTACTGCTGCTAGTGCAACGTATGCAGTAACAGCTGGAACAGCCAACTCCGTTGCTGCTGACTCCGTAACTCTTGGAACAGACACAACAGGAAATTATGTTGCAAGCATTTCTGGAACAACTAATGAAATTGAGGTTTCTGGTTCTGGAGAAGGTGCAGCAGTAACTGTTGGTTTGCCAAATGATGTAACAATCGCTGGCGATCTAACTGTTAGTGGAGATCTAACAATTAGCGGATCTGCAACATATGTCAATACAGAAATTATTGAACTAGATGACAATACCATTATTCTTAATGCTAATGCTACAACGGCATCAGAGAATGCAGGTATTGAGGTAGAACGAGGAACGGTAGAAAGCAACGTTTCTCTCCTATGGAATGAGACTAGCGATACATGGACATTGACAAATGATGCAACAAACTATCACAGCATTACTCGTAAGCATTCAGAGGATGTTGGCAACAACAGCGATACTGTTTTTGCTGTAGACCATGATCTTGGAACAAGAGATGTAAATGTTCAAATTTATGATAATTCTACATATGATACAGTTGAGGTTGATGTTGTAAGAACCAGCACAACTAGGGTAACAGTAACATTTGCTAGCGCACCAGCTAGCAACGCTTACCGAGTTGTAGTGGTAGGATAATATTTATGGTGGGGGGCTTCGGCCCCCCCGCCTAGAAAGGGGTAAGCATGGCTAGAAGAGTTTTATCAGATCTTACAGTGAGTGGAGATCTGGCTGTTGATGGCTATTTAGATTATAGTAGTTTAAATACACAAACTAGTTCATCTTCTACTGCATCTTATTCAGATTTAAAAGTTAACCCCGTTGGATACATCTTTATAAATATTGACGGCACAGAGTACAAAATGCCATATTACAACAGCTAGGCTACATGATATAATTTAATTATGGCTTTTCCTGCAACGTATAATTTCTCATATTATCGCGGAGACACGCTTGAGTTCGTAATCCAGCCTAAAAATGCTGACGGAACGGCCTTTGATCTTACCCCCTATGTGTCTGCAAGTTCTACATTTACTGTTGCTTCTAGATCTGGTGGAACAGATACATTTGTTTTTAACGGCGATGTTACTATAAACTCAAGCGAATCTTACATTACCTGTTCCATAACTCCCACAAATGGTGCAAATTTGGCACAGGGAACATCATATTTCTATGACGTAGAAATAAAAAACGATGACAATGTATTTACTTTGCTTGCAGGAACTATCACCGTCACTAATGATATTAGTGGTAGAGTGACATGAGCATAGAAGTATTATTAAATAATAGCGATATAAGCGTTATAGGACCACCTGATACAGTTGAATTACAGTTAGACGTTGGTGGAAAGGGAGCACGGGGAAGTCAAATATTTAGTGGATTCGATAATCCAAACACTACCCCACCAGATGAAGCTGTTCTACCAAATGATATATTTATTAGAGAGAGCCAGGGACAAACTGAGGGCTATATTTATCAATACCTGTCTGATGGTGCAGGGGGATTTCAATGGGAAAAGATTGGCTCTTTAAAACCATCAATTTATAGTGAGGTTGTATCACTAGGAGCAAGTGCTGGAAGCCTTAGTGCAAGTGCTGGAAGCCTTAGTGCAAGTGCTGGAATATATACATATCAGGTTTCGATATCTGAAGCATTTACAGAATATAGTGCAACATCTATTTCTGCAAATAATCTACACGTTCAAATATCTACAGAGTTTAATGATGCCCCTGTTGTAACTAGTGTAAAAACAAAGAGTGTTGATAACGTATCTAACGTTATTGATGTGGATTTTTATTCAATTTATTACAATTCTGCATCTACACAATGGCTGGACCTTAGCGATACATCGGCTAAGCATCATGTTACACTATCACTACTAGCTTGATGATATAATAAAAGTGGAGAAAAAATGGCACAAAACATATCAGATACCAATAGCTTTACTACCAACTATGAGGTAGGGGTTCCACACCAGACTGACGTTGCAAATATTGTGCAGGCTTTTACAGAGTACCATTATGGAGCAGATTATGATGGAACTGGATCTCCAGCGGGTATGGAAGGGCACCTAAGCGGCCTTGCTTCGGATCTTACTACTCATGGTACGTCTCCCACAGGAGTTCATGGAGTTGGTGCAGGTAGTGTTGTAGGAACAACGTCTACACAAACATTGACAAACAAAACCCTGTCTTCTCCCACAATTACTGGCACAGCAACGGTTACTGGAGATTTTAATGTCACGGGCACTTTTAATGTAACAGAAAGTATTAATGTCACAGGAGACTTTGATGTTCAATCAGTCAGGGAATCACTATCTTCAGAACTATTATCTGCTGGAACCTTAACAATTGATTACTCAACAGGAACTAATGTAACTCTTTCTTCTCCATCATCTAACTTTACCGTTGATTTGACAAACACTCCTACAGACAATGACAAAGTTATTAATGTGACTGTAATAACTACACAAGGAAGCACCGCATACATTCCATCAGCATTTGAGATTGATGGGTCGGCACAAACAATCAGATGGGTTGCAGGCATCACCCCTACACCAACAGCTAATAAAATTGATATTTTTAGCTTTACTCTTATCCGTCAGTCAAGCTCCTGGACAGTCTTGGCCCAAGCCTCCTTGAACTTTTAGGATATAACATGGCATTTCTTTCTGACATATTCGGTCCCATCGGTAGAGGAATTAGAAAATTTGTTCCAAATATTATTGGACAAACTAGAACAAATGCAGCAACAAAATTAAATGAAGCTGGTCTTGTTGTTGGCACAGAAACATCCACAACGACAACAAATACTAGCTTGGATCAACAAATTATTAGTCAAAATCCGTCAGCAAATGAGCAAACTGCCCCAGGCGGTCCTGTTGACTATAATTACTATCAATATGTTGCTCCTTTCTTCCCACCGTTCTTCCCACCATCGTTCCCTTTCTTCCCACCATCTTTTGGCCCCTTCTTCCCACCGTTCTTCCCACCGTTCTTCCCACCATCGTTCCCTTTCTTCCCACCATACTTCAAGCCACCAGGATGGAAGTCAGTTGGAATTGACACACTAATTAGAACACCAGACGGTCTTGTCGCCGCAGGAGATTTAGAGTATGGAGACATTCTTGTTTCTGCAGAAATTGAAGGATTCCCATATATGTGGACGGAAGAATCAAATCAACAGGCACTTGATTGGACAAGTGAAGATCCACAAATAACTTATAAGGAATCAACAATTGTTGGGATACAAACCAGAATTGCAGAATGGGCAATTGTAATCAACGATGACATATTTTCTGACACCCACTTTGTCCTTGTAATGAGAGATGGCGAGGCAAAGTTTATTGAAGTTCTTAATGTTGTAGAAACAGATCTTATCTATTCATACCAAACCTCTTCGTTTGAAGAGATAACTCTTCTTGAGTTTATAGAATCACCACACGAAGTAGTTTGTATTAACGTAGAGCCATACGATGTGTTCTTTACAGAGCACATGCTGGTACATGATAGTCATGCCATGCAGGAGATAGAAAACATTGGTTACGAATGACAAGCTTCGTAGCAAAAGATGATAATGGTGTCGCCACCGCAGACTTTGAGTGTTTTCCAGTAGAGCTAGGCGACAGTTGGATATTTACTCACAAATTTAAAAGCGGTGACCGTTATTCCTTCTTTATTTCTATGTATCATAATCAAGATTTTCCTGCAGGGACAGTAATTTCTTCTCCGTATATGTATCATAAGTATCCAGACGTATACTCCGTATATTCCCGTCCTAATGAAGATGGAATATATTATGGTGAGAGGGCTAGTATCAATCCAATACATCGTGGTAAAAAGTGGTGGACATGGTATGGATATATGACAAGAGTTATTATGTGGGGAACATTTGGTATTCATGTAGATGTTACCCCCGACAGAAATACTAAAATGGAATCTTTTTATCAAAAAGCTACAAAGGGTATTGGTCAAGAATTAAAAACAAAAAATAATGGCAGAATGGATTATCCAGATGAGGAGATGCCTAGAGATCCAGCATTTCCTTATTCATGGCAAAATAACAGAATTTCTAAAAGGATAAAAAATGAGAACTAATGCTCATAAAGAGAGTGTTTTGTTTGAAAAAATAAAGCGCAGCAATCTTGTTTTAACCTCTGAAATTATTCCAAAAAATGTAATAGAAGATATTGATTTTGTAAGAAATAGCAAAGAGGAAGTTTATCTTTTTAATGGTGGAGATAGAGCAAGCTTTGTTTATGATAGATCATGTGTTAACGACCTATCTTTTAATTATTTTCAGCTTTATAACGAATCTGTGTATCTTTGTTTTAAAGAGGTAGTGTCTCTGTTATCAATAATTAGTGGTAAGAGAGAAATTAATACAGTAAAAAATAAGTACTATTTAACATCTGAGTATGAAGAATCTTTTAGAGATGATGTACTATATGACACAGGTGGAGGTGGTGCCCCTTCATTTTCTGGATACTGGATACTACAGGCAAATGAAGATGCTAGCATAAAAATAAACTCAACTGAAACAGAGGTAGTTATTGGAACTATAGTAGTGTTTGAGTCGGGAGTAGACATACAACTTAGGAATATAGAAAAAGCAATATCCTTTAATCTATCTACCCTGAGTAGAATACCCGATCAATATCCTCAAAAATGGATGCCAATTCTGCTGTGATATAATTTTCCTTTGATTGGAGCATTAGTGGAAAAAATAACACAAGGTCCATGGTACGAGATTCAGGAGCAGACATGGACGGAATCTAAAGAAGTAGCAGATGGAATATGGGTATATAAAAACGTTGTAAGTAACGGAAATGAAATAGTAGAAAAGATTTCAAAAATTTTAGATAGGTCATGGAACCCATCACTAAGTTGGATGCCAGCATATGTGGGATATCAGGAGCTTATGCCTGAATACAGAGATTGCCATGACTTTAAATATAAGCCTGGTCAATTACCAGAAAATATTCCAGGTGTTCAGACAATAAACCAAATATATTCAGAACTACACTATAGACAGTTGCAGCCTGTAAAAGACTATGCCAAACATTACAACATCGGGGAGCTTAGATATTGGGAGGCAATGAATCTTGTTAAGTACGGCCCTGGAGAGCACTTTGAATATCATCACGACCATGGATATTCATATAACTGCACAGTATCTCTTGTTCTTTATTTAAATGATAATTATGAAGGCGGAGAAATATCTTTTAGACTACAAAACCTACAGGTAAAGCCAGAAGCGGGGGATCTATTTGTTTTCCCATCAAACTTTATGTATCCTCATAGAGCTATGCCAGTAATTAGTGGAACTAAATATTCACTAGTAACAATGCTTGATTATTCAGACAAGTTCCATAGCCCAGAGTTTTATCAGGAAACAGGGTCATGAGATCAATACATGTTCATAAAGAAATAGATAAATCTGCCAATATAGAACAGCTACAAGTAAAAAGATTATGGATGGATGAAACGCCAAACAAACATGCATATCAATGTATGCCCCTATCCCTGGCAAACTCATTGGGATGGGGAATATCTTTTCCAGAGGACATATCCTTTATTTGGAACGGAATTTGTGATACAACCGCAGATCACGTTAAGGTAATAAGCGGAAATAAGTATTGTTTTACATCTAGAGGCAATGCTACTATAAGCTTTAATACATATCTTACTGTTGTAACAGAAGAAAGTGTTACTACTTTAGTAATGCCCGTTCCAAATGAATTTAATGAAAATGCTCAATGCTTTACTAACCTAATAAGTACCTCATTTTTTAAGTCATCTATTCCTATCGCATGGAGGATAACAAAGCCCAATGTAGAAATAATAATACCAGCAGGTACGCCTGTTGCCACCATTGTTCCAATATCATTAGGTGCTCTGCAAGAGTTTGAGGTAAAAATACAAAATAAGCCTTATCCAATTAATAAAGAGCAAGTTAAGGAAGACTTTGAATTTTATAAAAAAGTTAGCAAACTAGGAAAATTTACAAACCTTTATAGAAAAGCAGAGAATAGTAGAGGGGAGTCTGTGGGAAGTCATGAATCAAGAACAATCAAGCTTACAACAAAAAGTGAATGATAAAAGCATAATCTTTACATCTAATAGGCATCATCTAACAGAAAATCATCCGTCATGTCCAGTTTCTTCCGTAAAAACGATTCCTAAGTGGTATAAAGATGCAGACATATATGCGATTGATCCACAAACAAATAAGCCATATATTAATCCACAAGATGGTGGGAAAATACCTACATGGAAGTCGTGTCCTGCATTGTTAGATGTTATGTCTTCAGGCTACGTTTTAAGAACGCCTTGTGACATAGAATTTTATTACGACAATAATAGGATTAGAGCCAAAGTTTTAGATAAACAAAACAAAGACTTTATTGATGAAAGATCTCCAATGCCCCAGTTTGTAACCCCCATGGGGTACGATGACAACCATTTTGCTTGGTGGATGAATTGGGCAGTAACTGTACCAGAAGGATATAGCGTTTTGTACACACACCCTATGAACAGGTTTGACCTTCCATTTATTTCTACAAGTGGTGTTGTTGACAATGACAATGTATTTGGTGGTGGAACCATGCCGTTCTTTCTATTTAAAGGATGGACTGGAGTTTTGCCTGCTGGAACACCGTATTCTCAGCTTTTTCCATTCAAAAGAGAAAACTGGTCATCAGACATAAAAATAGAAAACCCAGAAAGAATGTACAAAAAAAATATGATTAGCACCCTTAGATTTAGAATAAAAAATGGTGGGGTGTATAAGAATAAAATTTGGAAGAGAAGATCTTACAAATAAGGTACAATTTTGTCATGATTACCAATCCTCAAAATTTACAAAAACCAGTATCTATAACACCCTCTGGATATTTTGGTATGGACGCAAGTAATATTGTTGAGCTAGAAAACTTTATGACAGAAAAAGAATTAGATACATTATCAAACTTTGCCAAAAACCTCACAACCTGGGATCAAACAGAGACACACTATGATGAGGACGGCGTTGTAATATATGAGTCAGAATATTGGAAAGACAGGGTTGCTACTTTTGAAACTTTAAGATCTGTAAATCCACAAATACCCCTCATGATTACAAAAATGATGGATAGATTAAAAGTTCCAGTTGAAAAACATTTCAATGTAAAAATACAAGCAACAGGGCCAACGATAGTTAAATGGATGCCAGGTCAATATCAACATCCACACGCAGACAAAGAATTGCATGAAGGAGAAAATGCGGGTAAACCAAACGATTTTCCATATTATGATTTAGCCAGCCTGTTTTATTTAAATGATGACTATGAGGGTGGAGAGCTTTATTTTCCTAAACAAGGTATTCAATTTAAGCCAAAGCGTGGTGCTGCTTATTTCTTCCCTGGAGATATGAATTATATACATGGAGTTACAGAAATAAAGAGTGGAGTTAGATTTACCTGTCCGTTTTTTTGGACAATAAAGGAGCTTGGAGATGCATAGATATACAAAAGACATTATCACATATGATAACTTTATCTCCAAGAGAGAGTGTGATTCTGTCATAAAGTTTCTAGAGAATCAAGCGGAATCCGAAAAGATGGAGTGGATGCCAATATCTTTTTATGAATCATACTCTTCTTCTTTGCCAAAAGAGGACAAGGAGCTAGAAAAATTTGATTTGCCTTCTAATTATTTTGAAATTTTAGAAGACAAAATGAAAAAAACTGTTGCAGAGGTACATGATCTAGAAGTAGAAACCATATTTAAAATAGGATTTCATACACAAAAATGGGAGCCTGGAGCATACGCCAGACCACACTCAGACAATACTGATGAGAACGGTAAGTTCGGTGCTTTTGAAAGAAGTAGGTATGCATCATTTTTATATTTAAATGATGACTTTGATGGTGGCGTTTTAAGATTTGTAAAGCAAAATATAGAAATGCCCCCTAAAACTGGACTACTTGCTTCATTTTCTGGAAGCTTTGAAAATATGCATGAAGTAACATTACTAAAGTCTGGCGTAAGATATACAATCGGATCTTTTTGGGATGATAGAGATGAATCAGCGTATCCAGAAGAATTAAAAGAGAGTTGGAAAGAGGAAATGGAAAAGACCAGAGAGCAGCAAAGGGTAGAAAAAGAAGAGTGGCAGAGTCTTTTGAAAAAAGGATATAAAATAGATCAGCAAGGTAGAAAATATAAGATAGGTGAAGTATCGTAATGGAACTAACAAGGCTTCATGAAAATGTTTATTATTATACAAATGTATTTGAAAACCCTCAATGGATAATAGATTCCTTAAACTCACTAGATGGTGATGAGCAAACATACTCAGCGATAACAAAGTGGTACCCATGGCTTGCCAGCAACAATAATGAAGACTGCTTTGGTGAAAAGAAAGATCTCTACTATCATAATAAGGAGTATGTAGACAATCGGCTAGTTTCTGAAGTAATAGAAACAATGAAGCAAGGCGTAGAAAGAATATGCTATTCTTTTGTAAAGGATAGAGAACTAGACATTAAGCCGAACATATCCCCGTTTCTTGACATGTGCAAGTACACAAAGGGTGGAAATCTTGGACCACATTATGATGGTTTAGATGGAGATAGAAGCCTGATGTATTCTATCGTAATGTATTTCAATGATGATTATAGGGGTGGGCAAATATCTTTCTCAATTAATGAAGATGATATAAGGCCCACAACAAACATACAAGACCCTGCTATAGATTTTTGGGTAAAGCCAGATCCAGGTTCAGCAATCATATTCCCATCAACATATCCATACTTTCACCAATCACACCCAATAATTTCTGGTGAAAAGTACATGTCAACCTCTTTTATATTTGTTGACGGTTATGATCCATATAATCCAGATCACGTTAAAGAATATCGTAGCTAATGAGAACTGCTATTGTAACTGGTGCAAGTAAGGGTGTTGGTTATCAGACCTGCAAACTTTTGTCTAACAATGGATATAAAGTAATAGCGGTATCAAGAAATATAGATAAAATGATTCCTCTAAAGTCTGAGAATATAGAGGTATATAAAATGGATATCACAAATTTTAATGAGATTGAGATATTTTTTGAAAAATATAAAAATATAGGTTTAGACTTACTTGTTAATAATGCTGGTGGTGGTGCAAGCCCAACACAAATAATAAACGAAAAGCCTGAAAATTTTAATTATGCATATAGCTTAAATGTAAGTGGACCGATGTATCTTTCTAAATTATTTACAAACAATATGGAAAAGTCTGATAATGCAACAATAATTTTTGTATCGTCCCTCGGTGGAAAATTTGCCTATCCAGGGGGCGGAAACTATACAAATGCAAAAAGAGGTATAGGTGGACTAGTAGATACGATGAGGCTTGAATATCCACAATATGGAATAAAGATAGTTGAATTATGTCCAGGAACTATAGACACGGTAGAAGGAGAAAAAAGGGAGTCTGCAATAACGGGCAAAGATATGGCTGAAATAATATATTGGATATCTGAGTTGCCAAGCCATGTGAACATAAATTATTTAGAAGTGAACCACATAAATAGTAGAAAGTAGTGTACAATATTACCTAGTTTGGAGGTGCAAATTGGATACTAAGTATGTAAACTTAATAAAGTCTTATGTCAAGGTTTTTATTTCTGTAGTTCTCGGCATGTTTCTTGCTGATGGAGCAGATGTATTTGCTGTTGATATGACAGACCTAAGATCCTGGTTGGCAGCTGGCCTAGCCTCTGTTATTCCACTAGTTCTTACTGCCCTTGACCCTAGCGATCATCGTTGGGGAAAGAACGCAGAGTAGTTTTATAGATTGATCCCCGCCATTGAGCGGGGATTAGTCTGTCTAATAATGATATAATAAAACTGGTGAAAAATTAATGGCACAAAACACAACCAATTACGGATTCCCTTATCCAGAAGATGCAGATCCAGTAGACGTTGCTGGGGATATTCAAGCTTTAGCAGAGGATATTGATATAAATCTCGGGGAAATCATTGCCGATACTGTCGGCACAATGGTCACAAGTAATACTGAAAATGGTATATCAGTAACTTATGATGATGCAGACAACACCCTAGACTTTGATGTAGAAGACTTTGACATTACCCTTTTGGGTGATGTTTCTGGTAGCGCAAGCATTGTTAATCTTGCTAGTGCGAGTGTAAACGTTACAGTAATTGATGATTCTCACAATCATTCATCTTCTACTATTACAGATTTCTCTGAAGCAGTAGCAGACACAGTTGGAAATATGGTTAATTCCAACACAGAAAACGGAATTAGTGTTACTTATGACGATAATGACAATACTTTAGACTTTGACGTTGATGATTTTGATATTGTACTATCTGGTGATGTTTCAGGTAGTGCAACAGTAACAAATCTTGCAAATGTAAATATCTCAGCATCTGTCGCAGATAATTCACATAATCATGTTGCTGCAAATATAACTGACTTTGAAACTGCGGTAGATTCAGTAGTAGATTCTTTTGCAAATATAGATGTTCCTACTGGCACAGACCCAGCAGCAACGGCTTATAACGACACTTTGTATATTACAGAGAGCAACGGCGTATTGGTAAATGGTGCAGGATCAAACACTATCGACATTTCTACTAATGCTACCCCTCTTAATACTGCATCTGCAATTGTTTCTAGAGACAGTGAAAAAACATTCGATATTACAGGCATAGACTTTGACACATCTACAAGCGCAACAACACAGGTTGGCAGATTGGCCTGGGATGATGGTGAAGGAACGCTCAAGGTAAATTTAAAGGGCGGTAACGTAGATCTTGATATTGGTCAAGAAAATGTTGTTCTTTGTTATAACGGCTCTGGATCTGCAATGTCAATTGGCGACGTTGTTTATATTCAAGGGGCACAAGGACAAAGACCAGATATCACACTAGCATCTGCGTCATCAGAAAGTTCATCAAAAAAGACTTTAGGTATTGTCGCAGAAGCAATCGGTGCTGGAAATGAAGGCTTTGTAACAACCTTTGGTGTGGTAAAAGGTGTTAATACCTTCGGATTTACTGAAGGTGCTGCATTATGGCTTTCAACAGCTGCTGGTGAATTTACTCAAACCCCTCCAACTACACCAGATCACCTTGTATTTGTTGGTTACTGCCTTAAAGCAAGCTCAAGTACAGGAAGAATCTTTGTAGAACCACAAAACGGGTACGAAATTGAAGAACTTCATAATGTGCTTATTACCTCTGCTAGTGCGAATGATGTATTAATCTATAATTCTGCATCATCATTATGGATGAATGAAAGTTTTGATGAGCGAGCACAAGATGCTATTGCTACAATGATTTCTAATGGTACACAGACAAATCTAACCATTGATTATGATGATAATGCTAACTCTCTAAGCTTTAACGTTGTTGGTGCTGTTGCAGATGTGCAGGGTACAACAAATGAAATAGAAGTAACCTCTGCTAGCAATATTTATACCGTTGGACTTCCTGATGACGTAACAATTTCAAATGATTTAACTGTAGTAGGAAATCTAACAGTAAGTGGTTCTGTTGCCTATGTAAACACTACAGAACTTTTGATTGAAGATAATATTGTTACCCTTAATTCTAGTGCTTCTGCACCACTTCTAGATGCTGGTATTGAGGTACAAAGAGGTAGCGCATCAAATGTATATATCAAGTGGGATGAGTCATCTGATGTATGGCAATTTACTAATGATGGTTCTACATACTACGATCTTGTAGATTTTGATACAACTCTTGCAACAAAAACTACTGATGATCTAACAGAAGGTAGCACTAATCTATACTTTACAAATACCAGGGCATTAGACGCAACTGAAGCAACAATTGCTTCTGCCTCTGCCGCTGCTGTTCTTTCTGCTAGTGCATACACAGATTCAGAGATAGCTGCACTAACAACAGATGATCTAACAGAGGGATCTAACGAATACTTCACAGTTGAGCGTGCTCAAGATGCCGCTGCATCTATGATTACGGGCGGAAGTCATACAAATATTACTGTTACATATAACGACGGTACAAATACATTAGACCTAACTGGATCTGCTACCGTAACAAATGAACAGGTTCAAGATGCCATTGCGCCACTTTTCACACACTCTAATCATACAAATATTACAGCAACATATGACGATGCAAACGATGAAATACTGTTACAAGCAAGTGGTGGCGGTGCTTCCTTAGGTTCTGGTTCTGCATATCCAACATCCAGCATAACAAATGGAGATCTTTTCTACAATACAACTAGAGGTAGAACAGCAATTTATTTTGATACTATATGGAAAGAATTTGCATATGTAACAGATTTCCCATCTGATGGTGGAACACCTAGCACAACAACATTCGCTGATAGTTACGACGGTGGAGATCCATCAACATCAATATTTGTTGGGGCACTTGACGGTGGATCTTTATAAAATTAAATAAAAGCTTATGATATAATATTTCAAGGAGATAATATGGCGACATTAATTCAAGTTAGAAGAGGAACTGCGTCTGAATGGTCTTCTGCCAACCCAACTCTCTCTTCTGGTGAAATTGGACTAGCTACAGATTTAGGACAAATTAAAATAGGTGATGGTTCTACTGCCTGGAGTTCTTTGTCATATATTTCTGCTAGCGATACTGATGATTTAACAGAAGGATCTACAAACCTTTATTTTACAAATCAGCGTGCTTTAGATGCAACACAGGCCACCATCGCTTCTGCTTCTGCTGCTGCCGTAGCACATGCTGATGCGCTAGATACTGACGACGTAGCAGAAGGTTCCACCAACCTCTACTTCACCAACCAACGTGCACTTGACGCTACAACTGCAACCATTGCTTCTGCATCAGCCGCCGCAGTAACCAGCGCAAACGGGTACACAGATACATCAATTGCCAATCTAGTGGACACTGCACCATCAACTCTTGATACCCTCAATGAGCTTGCTGCTGCTCTTGGTGATGACCCTAGCTTTGCAACAACTGTTACCAATAGCATTGCCACTAAACTTTCTATTGCTGATGCCTCTGCTACCTATCTTACACAAGTTGATGCAACATCAACCTACGCTCCACTTTCTTCCCCCGCACTTACTGGAACACCTACTGCTCCAACAGCAAGTGCAGGAACAAATTCTACACAAATTGCAACAACAGCATATGTAGATACTGCAACAGCGACGGTACAACCAACAATTCATCCAATGTTTATTATAGGTGGGGTATAAAATGACTGAAGTATATAAAAGATTAGGTGCTATTGCTCCTGCTGACGATAGTGAAACCCTTCTTTATACCGCCCCTTCTGGCACACAATCTTTAATCTCAAATATCACGGTAACTAACAGATCGTCTTCATCTGCATCATTTGATATAAATATTCATGAAACAGGGTCTGCTCCATTTACTTCTACTAACACTAATGCATTATACAAATCTTCCCTCATTTCAGCAAATGAAACACAAATTCTTGAACCTGGAATTGCTCTTTCTGCATCTGCCTCTATTGTGGCAAAGGATAATAGCGGGGGTAATCTAACATTTTCTACCTATGGAGTTGAACTATCATGACAGAATATAAGGTATTAGGACAGAGTGCTCCAAGTGCTAATACAGAGACTGATCTTTATACTACCCCCTCGGGTTCTGCCACGGTAGTTAGAGCAATAAATGTAACAAATACAGCATCAGCTGCTGATACATTTGATATTTCTATCAATGATAGTGCAATTCCTCCTGCGCCTGATGGTCCCTTTGCTGCGGTGGCGACCAGCTCAGATGCCGCCGCCACCTCCACTGACGGCATCACATGGACCGCTAGGACAATGCCCTCAAGTCAGACTTGGATATCCGTCACCTCTGGCAACGGCACGTTTGCTGCGGTGGCATACGGCTCAGCCGCCACCGCCTACTCCACTGACGGCATCACATGGACCGCTAGGACAATGCCCTCAGAGCAGGGTTGGTTTTCCGTCGCCTATGGAAACGGCACCTTTGCTGCCACGTCGAACGGTGCCGCCGCCGCCACCTCCACTGACGGCATCACATGGACCGCACGCACACTGCCCTCAAGTCAGACTTGGAGAGCCGTCGCCTTTGGCAACGGCACGTTTGCTGCGGTGGCGAGCAATACCGCCGCCGCCGCCACCTCCACTGACGGCATCACATGGACCGCACGCACACTGCCCTCAAGTCCGAATTGGTATCGCGTCACCTTTGGCAACGGCACGTTTGTTGCGGTGGCATACAGCTCAACCGCCGTTACCGTCTCCACTGACGGCATCACATGGACGGCAGGCACACTGCCCTCATTTCAGCAATGGGTATCCCTTACCTATGGCAACGGCACGTTTGCTACGGTGTCATACTTCAACGCCGCCGCCGCCACCTCCACTGACGGCATCACATGGACCGCTAGGACAATGCCCTCAAATACGAGGTGGAGAGCCGTCGGCTATGGAAACGGCACCTTTGCTGCGGTGTCATACGCAGGTGCCGCCGCCGCCTACTCCACTGACGGCATCACATGGACCGCTACGTCAATGCCCTCAAATAAGTATTGGGGGGCCGTCACCTATGCAGAACCCAGCCCTGTTTCACTCATTCCATCAGAAGACTATCTCTTCAATTCCCATGAAATTCTTGGTAATGAAACAATTACCATAAAGGGCGGGTATACAATGGAAGAAGATAACACTATTCGTATTAAATCAACTAATGGAACATCTACATTCCATGCCTTTGGAGGAGAAATTTAATGGGTATTGAGAGAACAAAGTTAACTCTTGAAACATTAGATGACGATGTTTCTGCTGTTCCAACATTTACATCGTCTACTGCTGAACCATCAGGCGGTAATAATGGAGATATCTGGCTTACCTACACCCCATAGGGATATATTATGACTGCATATACAAAAGTTGGCGGGGAGTGGAAAGAATTTGATCCTAATGTAAAAGTAGGAGGCTCTTGGTACCCCGTCGATAATGGCTATGTAAAAGTAGGTGGAGTGTGGAAAGAGTTTTATGCTTTAAGTGAACCCGTTATTGAAACTTTTGTTACCCTTGGAGTTAATACAACAGTTTCAGCCGCCTCCACCGATGGCACCACTTGGACGCAAGGGACATTGCCCGTGACTGCTAGTTGGAGAGAAGTGGCTCACGGCAATGGCACCTTTGTTACTTTGGGATATGGTTCCACAATATCAGCCACCTCCACCGATGGCATCACATGGACGCAGGGGTCGCTGCCTGTGAGTTCTAGCTGGAGAAGTATAACCCACGGCAATGGCACCTTTGTTGCTGTGACATATGGTTCCACAATATCAGCCACCTCCACCGACGCTATAACATGGACGCAAGGTTCATTGCCCGTGCAGGCTAATTGGAAAAATTCAGCCTTCGGAAGTGGCACCTTTGTTGTTGTGGGAGGAAGCGGCGCAATAGCCCTCGCCTCCACCGATGCTATAACATGGACGCAGGGGACACTGCCTACGAGTGATGATTGGCCCTGGGTCACCCACGGCAATGGCACCTTTGTTGCTGTGGCATCGTCCAGCCAAACAGCCGCTACCTCCACCGATGGCATTACTTGGACGCAGGGGACATTGCCTGTGTCTTCTGATTGGTACTCTGTTACCCACGGCGATGGAACCTTTGTTGCTGTGGCAATAAGTAGCACCATCGCTGCTACCTCCACCAATGGCATCACTTGGACGCAGCAGACATTGCCTTACGGCAGTTGGCGGCAAATCACCCACGGCAATGGCATTTTTGTTACTGTGGCAGGCAACACCACAACAGCCCTCGTCTCTACCGATGGCATCACATGGACACAGCAAGTATTGCCTACGAGTGTTAACTGGATTCCTGTAGGATCTGGATAACAAAATAGCAAACGTATTATATAATATCCACAACAGATAGGAAAAATAATGAAGCACTATGATGTTCTCATAGCAACTCCTGGGGCTATGATGGAGGCACAATATGTAAAAAGTCTTGTCAATACCCTCGCAGAATGTGATAAAAGAGGATTGACATATAAATTTCTCAATGCATATGGATCTTTAGTTCACCATGCCCGTGAATTAACCTGCTCAGGTGGGGAGGGTATGGAATTAAATCCAGACCACAAAGGTCCAATGGGAGATTCTGTAACATATAACAAAATCTTTTGGATTGATTCTGATATTGCTTGGGAACCATGGCAATTCTTTAAGATCTATGACTCAGAATATGATGTAACAACAGGGGCATACTTATTGGCAGATGGAGTCACCACTTCCGTCCATGCATGGGGAACTTCTGGGGGTATTCCTAAGCATGATATTCTACAAATGTCTGAGATTACCAAGGTACAAAGCATTGGATTTGGTTTTGTAGCAATGAAGTCAGGGGTATTTGAAAGATTGGAACGCCCTTGGTTTAAGCATTATCTCCAAGGTATTCAAAGAAGCGACGGTACAACAATAGAAGATTCACTAGGAGAAGATATTTCTTGGTGTATCAATGCATACAAGGCGGGTATAGATATTATGTTTGACCCTACCGTCCTTGTTAAGCATATGAAGAAAGTACCTGTTTTATGGTAAAATATAAGTTCAAGGAGGTGAAGTGATATGGCAAACAGGTATGAGGTTGCAGGACCAGAAGAGGGTTTTGCAGTAAGAGTATTTTATAATGGCGCAGATGTTGCTGGACTATTCCAGCCCTACTACCCCAACGGTACCCCTTGGGATTCCGCTGAAGAGGCTGCTGAGTGGGCAGAGATGTTCATTGAGTCCATTGAGGTAGAGGACGCTCCATTTGCTCCAGGGGGCCGTGGTGAGCCACGCTCCCCAAAGCCAACCCCAGAAGAGATTGAGGCTATGGAGGCTGAGATGGAAGCACGCAGAAATGGTGAAATTCCACAGTAATATTTTATATAAAATCATATTAGCTAGGGTTTATTTATCCTAGCTTTTATGATATTATGAGGTCAAATAGATAGGAAAATAATGGATAAGAAATTCTTTTTTATGGCGGGTTTGCCACGTTCGGGTGGCACAATGTTGTCGTCCATTCTCAATCAAAACCCTGATATTTATGTATCTCCACAGTCTGTGCTTCCTAATACCTTGGGATCAACATATAATCAATATTCAAGCAGGGAAAACAAAGACTCTGACCAATGGGACAACATCTATCGTGTTATGGAAATGATTATTCCCACTTTTTATGGCGGGTATAAAGAGAAGTATATTATAGACAAGAGCTTCTCATGGCTAGAACCACACCCCTATGTCATTCTTGAACATCATCTTAAGAATCCAATCAGGGTAATTTGTCCAGTTCGTAATGTCGTGGATATTCTTGCATCGTGGAATAGACTATGTGAAAACGATCCTAATAATAAATTCGATCCCGCCATCTTGCAAAAAGATAAGACAAAGAGGTCCATGGCTGATAAGCGTGCAGATTACTTTATGTCCATTGGTGATGCAGAAAACGATATTCGTAAGGGTATTGAGAATATGAAAAGAATTTTGCATTCACAGCTCAAAAATAACATTATGCTAGTAGACTATGATGATCTGATCCTTGATACAGAAAATACTGTTAATAAGGTGTATGACTTTTTGGGTATTGAGCATTATGATGCTAACCTTGATAATCTTTCTACCCCCCACACATACACAGATCATTGGGGTGTAAAGAATCATCACAAGGTAAAGAAAACGGTACAAAGAGAGAACTACGTTCTAGAAGACATATTCTCTCCATCTATTATTAAGAAGTATTCAGGACTAGAATTTTGGAAAGATATGTAATGGAAAACGTATTCCCATGGGACAATAATAATTTAGGTGGTACAGAAGTAGCAGTACGATGGTTTCATAAGAACGTATTGCCAGAAATGAAGAATATAAGAGACTATCGCTGTATTTCTGTTCCTGGAGCACCACAGAAACTAGAAGAACTTTTCGATGGTCAGAGAAACATCCTGTGGCTTCATTTGACACCAGATCAGATTGATGACAATGGCATGAATGTATTGAAGCGTCAAGACTTTCTTGACACAGTTGATCATTTTATTGTCTTGTCTCAATTTCACAAAAGGCAAACTGTGTTGCAACTAGGTATTAATCCAGATATAGTTCATGTTATTGAATACCCTCTTTACAATATTGAATATAATAGTTATAAGTTTGATAATGTTGATAAGGTAAGAATTATTCACGCTTCTCAGGCGGTACGAGGCCTAGAAGTTCTTCTACAATCTACACTTCAAATTGATGAAGATTTTCAACTAGATATTTATAATGATTTCTATCCTGAACAATATCTAGACAATGAGGCAATAGAGAAGTTGTTAGATGACGAAAGAATTACCTTCTATGGTAAGACACCTCATAAGACTGTCATGAAGAAGTTTGCAGACTCTCATATTCATGCTTATCCTTCAATTTTTGAGGAAACAAGTTGTCTTGTTCAGGCAGAAGCGTTGGCATCTGGAAATCTTTGTGTCTATAGCAACATCGGGGTTCTTCCTGAGACTTCTCGCGGGTATGGAATGATGGTAGATTTCATTTCTAAGCAATCTATGGAAGAAGCAGTAAAAGACTACGCAGATAATCTAAGAAACGCTATAAACATGGTAAAGAATAAGGAATTCGATCCATCAGAGCAGATTGAAGATATTACAGCCTACAGAAGCAAGGAAAGAATCAGCCAGCAATGGCTTAATTTCGATAAAATGCTATAAAACTATCCGTGTCATGCTAAAATTGTATTAGTATGATTACTAATTCTAATCTGTATGCTGAAAGAGTTTTTAGTGAGCACCCACTAGCTTTGTGGCCTTTAGATGAAAAAATATCATTTCTTCAACTACTTTCCGATGCTCAACAAAATTTATCAGACGGATTATATTGGTCACTATCAAACCTGTCTAGCATATCAACTGTGGACTATGCCGATACGCCAATCAAAACTAGCACGTCTTCACGATTTCAATTAAGCTCTTCATCATCTTATGTTGCGGAAATTTCTAGCACATTTACTTTAAATAGCACTAGCGACTTTGATACAACAAAAGGCACTGCTTGTTTTTCTGCACATGTTTACCAGGGTTCGATTTTTATTGACTCGTTTGAAATCGGTGTTTCTTATGGGTCCACAGAAGATACGAAAAAATACGCTTTTGCTACGAACCTGGGCTGGCATAATATTTCTCATACCTTTGATTTGCCTGAAAATGAAGAACTAACTTTTTTTATTAGAATTACATTTTCTAATTTAGGATATGTTTCAGATTTTGTTACACAAATAAATGGAATATCGTTAGGGCAATGGTCTGAGCAATACATTGCAGATTCAATAGGATTTAATGATTTTGATTTACCGTCAAACCTTGAACACCTTTTGGTTTCTGGATCTGGATACAGTTCTGTAACTGCGGATTCTTATGGACTTGATACAGAATTAAACGGCTACTATTTAATAAAAGACAAAAAAATATTTGCACAAAATTCTGGCATTCCCCTTGTTTATGGATCTAATCATACTACTAAAATTTTTGAAGCCCCAAATGGAAATCCTTCTTTGATATTTCCTGGAAATGGCTTTCTTAATGATTCTGGGAAATATAACAACTACACGTTAGAAGCGTGGGTAAGGATGGAAAATGTTTGTGCAGACCCAATTAAAATTATTGGATCGGCGGCCTCTAACGATGGTATATATGTAGAAGAAGGTTTTATTACATTAAGAATTGGTCCATACCAAAAGTCTTATTATGTTGGAAAATGGTATAGGCCAATGCTCTTGCATTTTAGGTACACCTCAACAGAAGCTTCTCTTTTTATTAACGGAGAACAAACAATATCTCTTCCAATTGACATAAAAAACGTTGTGTTTGCTCAAAAAACAAACTTAAATGGAGATGATCTAGATTGGATAGCCGTATACGGTAGTGATTTTATTAACCCGTTTGAAATTGACTGCCTTTCAATTTTTCCATACATAATTCCTTTAGAAATGGCTAAAAAAAGGTTTGTGTTTGGTCAAGGTGTTAAAAATACCGATCTGTCAAGTGACACATACTCTGCAAACTCGTACCTTATTGATTATCCATTTGCAAACTACGCAGCAAACTCTATATACCCAGATATAAGTTCTTGGAGGTCTGGTTTTACAAATAATCTTAGGACAACATCTACACACCTAATTAGTCCAGAATATAAACTTCCAGATTTTCAATTAAAAAGAAATTCAAGATTTCTTAATGCTTTTGATTGGTATAGTGAAAATAAAAGGGCAAACGATATAGATACAGATCAATTTACATATTTAACAATGAGGCCGCTTTATGAATATGAAATATTTCTAAATTGGAATCAAGTATACAATAGCGGAATAAATACCTGGGGAAGCCTATCCTCCGATACTTGGTATAACGAAACGCACGAAATATTTCTTAATGAAAATATTTTATATTCAGACGTTAGCATTTATTATGACAACATAGACATACTTGATGAAAGATTAGAATCTGTTTCTGGTGTTTTTAAATCTCCAAATTCTGCAATTCTTGATCAGCCAATTTTTCATTTTAGAAACAAGTCTACTGGAGAAAGAATAGGGGTAACCTTAAAACTAAATTGGCTTACCTATAGCTTTTATTCTTCTTCTGGTGTAGAAACTGTTTTGTACAATGAAAAAATTGATGATGCAGAATACTTTGTTGCTGGACTCAATATCAAGGATATTCAATCTTCAAAATATTCTATAATAGGAAGCTTTTTCTCATCACTAGACAATATATCGTTAAACATCGGTGGATACGAAGATGCAGCGTTTGGTGGAAGAATATATGCTGTACATTTTAACAACGCATTCTTTTATCAAAAAGATTTGTCAACATATTTTGAAAATTCCTTTATAAAACAAATATCTGGCACATCTAACGTTGCTGGAGACTTAATAGAATACATAGCTAACTATTCTCTTCTTCCATCAGAAAAAGACTATATCGTAGATTTTGATATCGGAGTTACTGGATATTGGGAAGATTATCAGCCCCTTTCATTTTTTGGAAAATATGTTACTAACGAATATGGAGAAGAAAACTATGATTTAGATATGCTTCAACTTAATATAGATATCCCCAAGAAATCTATTCTTGATGAAACATTAAATGAAATCTTAACATATGGTGCTTTAAAATTATCGTATGGAACCTACACAAATCTGTCAGATATTTTGTTGACTGGATATGCAAATTATCTAGAACTAAAGAACGATCGAGCAGCAGATGTACCAAATACTAGATTTGATTCAAACGTCAATGCTTTTGTTTCTTTCCAAACAAGTGACGAGGTTGGTAAGAAGTCTTATTCAAGTTTTGTAAACATAAATGATATATCGTACAACAATGTTGTAGAATTTGATAGTTCTAATTATAAAAATACTAAATACGAAGTTGACGACAATACAATAATCTTTCCACCAAAAACACCAGACTTTAAAGACTATTACATAGGCTTGCATCTAGAAGTTAAAATTCGTGGCATTTTATACAAAAACTTGCAACTAAAAAGACTAGAACTTGCTTCATTAGCCTTTGATAAAACAACGGGATACCCAATTGGTACAAAGTATGCAAACGACATGTATCCATTTGCAAGAACAAATTATTTGTTTAATTATAAAAATAAAAATCCTTTTACTATATTTAAAGAAACAGCACCATACCTTTATCTTACAGAATATTCTGGAGTTTATGTAAATCCGTATGATTCACAACATGAAAGAGGAGTCCTTCTTCCTATCAATAAAAACAAGGAAGCCGACTATCAAACTGGTGGGATGCAATTTTGGGGAAGGTATCCTCTCGCAACGTTTCCAGAAACTCCTTTTAAAGTTGCAAAAATAAAAAGCGATACAGTAGACATTGACTTTTACTTGCAACCAGAATCTAATAAAACTAGAGCAAAACTTGTGGCATATGACTACAGAACTGGAAAAGAATACAAAAACTTAATATTTTATCAAGATTCTCATAAAGTAGAAAATCCGATATTTTACCCAAGGCAGTGGACTGGAATAAATATATCCTTGCTTGATCCAATAGAGTTTGACAACGTAACTGGAAGAATAGAGTTGTATTCTGGAATGGTATTTAACAACATTGGAGAGTATAAGTACACACAGTCAGTAAATGATATTTCTAAACAATTGTTTAAAAAATGGTGGCAGGTTTCTTATGATACAGAAACTAGCGTAAGTAATTCTTGGCAAGATATAGAAAGTCCTGGAGGCACTGGAACTGAAACTTGGGCCGATGCTGCAACCATCCTAGTTCCAAATGAATACACAATTGATGGAGACGTGGAATATAAAAATCAAGTCGGTCTTTCAGTTTCAGTAACTGAAGATATTTCTACCATGTCTTTGTATTCAAATGGTGCAGATGTATTTACAAATGTTCAATGGGAAGTTTTTGAAGGATCTCCTGTCTAGCATATTTTACTTTTTTGTAGTAGAATATGACAAACGATTGGAGAAATGTGGGAACCCCAACAGTATCTTTTTTAACATATGATTTTACTTTAGGAAGCAAGCCAGTAGAACCAAACGGGTGTGCCTGGTATAGATGCTATCTGCCTATGAAACAGCTTGAAAAAGCTGGATGGGACACAGGAATTGGATTCCCTGGGTGGAATGAAGAGCACGGCTTTGGATTACTTGTTCCAGATAATAAGGCTATTCATGGTTGGGACGTAATAGTTTTTAAACTTATAATGCTTCAATCAATTGCAGATAAAGTTTTGCAAGCAAAAGAAATGGGACAAAAGATAGCAGTAGATATTGATGACTGGTTTGAGGGACTATCAGAATCAAATCTTGCCCATAAAATGACAGACCCAGAAGTGAATCCTCGTAATAATCGTGATCACTACAGGTATATTATTGAAAATGCAGATGCAATTATTACCTCTACCCCATTCCTATATGATTTTTATAAGAATGAAAAAGGATATAAAAACGTATACATGGTTCGTAATGGTATAGATTTGGATAGATGGACGCAAAGAAAAGACCACTCACGATGGCTGCCGCAATTTGGTTGGGTTGGTGCAACTCCATGGAGATCTAATGACCTTGAACAATTATCTCCGTGGTTTGGAAATTTCTTAGAAAAAAATCATTTAACATTTCATCATTCTGGAGCAATTAAAAATGCAAAAGAGGCTAGGGACCAACTAGGAATTCCAAAAGCTGTTAAGTCAACAAAACAGCCTATGGAAAAAATTAGTAACTATCCAAACCTTTTTAGAAAAATTGATGTAGGACTTGTTCCATTAAACGATGTTGGATTTAATCATGCAAAATCTTCTATCAAGGGTTTGGAATATGCTGCTGCTGGTGTGCCTTTTATAGCGTCCTGGAGTCCAGAGTACGAGCTTTTAGAGCAGCAAGGGGTAGGAAGGGTGGCAAGAAATCAAGAGGAATGGTTACAGCACTCTGAAGAACTTTTAAATTCCAATACAAGAAAAGAAGATGTAGAAAGAAATCTTGAGGGCATTAAAAAATACCAAACAATGGAAGTTCGTAGATCTGAATGGGATGAAGTAATTCGTCAAATTAAAGAACAATAGAAAAGCAGGGCAGAATGTTGCCACCTTTTGAATTAGGTTTTCTGCCCCGCTAATCTATTTAGTAACAGTTATGACCAGGATAATACCAATGCTTCTTTCCACTACCATCTTGCCAAGCGGTGTAAAAAGCACGGTCTTGATAATACCTTGACCATTTATGAATTGGTTTATCAAACAAAGTCTTAATTTCGGCTGACAAACCATCTTTTGTTTTCTTGGATTCCTTTAACATCATCCAAACAAGCCCATCTCTCCATTGAGAGTCCAAGAATTGATAGGCTCCTCTTGCC